GATGTATCTGCGTTAGAATTTGGTATGATAAATTTTTGGTCAACATCTGTATCATCAACCGTATATTTAAATTTAACTAAAGTACCTTCATATAAAACTACATCTGAAAAAGTAAAAACACCGTCAACAGGTGTTGTAGTAATATCTTCGTTGTTTATATATTGATAAGTTGTATCGTTTTGTGTAGAAGTAAAAACGGTACCTTTTGCCATTGTAATTGACGTACCTGTTCCGTTATTTACAACTACGTTAATTGAAGCTTTTGGTGCTCTTGGTGAGTTAGGTGTATAACCTAACATTTTTGCTAGTGATACAATATTGTTTCTAATATCGGCACTATCTAGGTATAATTCATTTGTTGACATATTGGCCAGATAGGCCATATAGTGAGTATTGTAAGAAAGTATATCTAATAAGATTGAAAGACCTGAACCTTCAAAATCATAATCTTGAAATTGTGTTTGACTCTGTAAAAACTTTTTTAGATTATCTTTTATATCAGAAAAATCTAAATCTGAAACTATTAATTTACCGTTTGCCATATTATCTTAACCTTTGTAAAAATGTGGTTACTTGTTGAGGACCTGGCGAGCCTACAACGTAAAAATAAATATCAACCACTAATCTGTTGTTATCGGGGTCATCATCAACCTTAACACTTTCTAAATCTATTCTTGGTTCATAATTAAGTAAAACTTCTTGTATCTTTTTTTCTAAAAATACCTTTGTCATTGGTGTAAAATTTTCAAATAACAATTCTCTAATACCACAACCTAATTCTGGTTGAAAAGGTCTCTCATAATAATTAGTTTGTACTAAATTTTTTACTGCTCTTTTAACAGCAATTACATCTTCAACTTTTATAATATCACTTGTAATTTGATTTCTCTCAAAGTTTAAATCAATATCAGTAAACTTTCTTGAATTACGCTGAGATTTATTTACTAGTGCTGAGTCGTATTGTGCCATAACGGTAATATTTATATACTTTTACGAACCGTTTGCAAAAACATTGGTATTATTCTTTGCGTCTATCATACTGCCTGCGTCTGCACTATCTGTTAGTCTGCCAACCTTAATTCCTACTACAAATACGTTAGGCGAACCTGCATTTACATTTGCTACGTGATTAGGACATATAGGAACTGGTGGATTAGGATGTGATACGGTAGGGTCGCCTATTCTAGCGGCTAATTTGCCTCTAACAAAAACCGTGCCTTGCGTAGGAGTATCTAATTGTGTAATACCTACACAAGCGTGTCCTGTTGATAAATCATCACCTTGTCTAACGATTAGCGGCATATCTACTTTTTTCTTTTGCTTCTCTAGCTGCTTTTATTGCCAATCTCTTTTTTTCTAAAATTGCAGCTTCTCTAATTTTTCTACCTATTGGTATATTGATATAATGGCACATTTGTTTGCCTTTTTTACTAATATATTCAACTGCAATGGTTGATTCTTTAAAATCGCCTTGTACAGACATTGTTGCCTTCTTCAAACTCATTGCTTCTTTTTCTTTTTCATCGCCTTTTTCATTCCAAAACTTAAATATTCTCATTTTTGCCATTTTTTGCTCACTTTTTTGTTTTTTATTAAAATATGCAACGAAAATGAGCGTAAATTTTTTCGTCTTTCAACATTTTTAGCGCTGATTCGCTCTCATATGAGAAAGACTCGCACTTTTCTTGTATTTTTGCACAGGAAACGCACAAAAAGAACGTAACCAGAACAAAAAAAGTCAAAAATCGTTGAAATATAACGCTTTTTTTCGTCATTTTTCGCTTTTTTTCGCTTGCTTTTACTATTTAGTCGTGATAGGATGGTTAAGTAAAATGAGAAAGGACACAAACACTATGAAAACTGACTACGTTCAAGAATTAACACTATTTTATAATAAAGATTTTGTAATTGCTGATTCATACACCGTTATTGAACCTGCATTATCTTTATTTAAAAAAGACCAATCTATAACTCACGCTGAGTTAAACAATTATATGAAAGATAATAAAGATTTTAAACTAGAATCTATTATTGTTCTTCCTGAATTAACCCAATAAAGAAAGAGAGAGTAAACACTATGATAAAAACTATAATTTCTGCAACCTTGATATTTCTAGGTATTGCTATGATGGCTGGTTCTGCTGGCGATTGTGATGGTAAATGTGTAGAAAATGCAAATTCACTAATTGAAATGTTTATGTACGCTTTAGGCGGTATGGCATTGATGTTGTCAGGTGGATTTATAATGTTAAAAACTCAATAACTAATAGGAGAACACTATGATAAAAGTTGAAAAAACTGCAAAGACACTAGAAGATGGTATTAAAAACCTGATGGCTGGTGCTAAACAAGACTATGTAAGAATGTCTACCTCTGATGGTAGAAAAGAACTTACTGGTTATTCTTTAGAACAAACTAATAAATGGGACTCTAATACAAAAGTAATGCCCGGTAAAAAGTATATTAAAGTTGTACAAGAAAATGGCGTATTTTGTTTTATTGTAAAAGAAGACTTTAAACATTTTAAAAAAGGTGATATATTGAAAGCCGCTGGTTACAATGCGCCTGCTTTAAATTCTGCTAGAGGTAACGTACTTTCTGGTAATTATTTAATTCAATGGACTGGTCCATTATATTTAAAATAGGAAAACACTATGTATAAAACACCGAGAGATAGACGTAGAAAAGTGTTTGAGCGGGTAGTAAACCCGCTCTTACTCAAACATTTAGTACCATCAAGTTATACAGGTACTTGTATTGCGTCTAATATACCAATTAAGTATTTAAAATATTTCAAAGAAGTATCTGCTTCAAGAAGAGCAAAAAGTGTAAGATATAGATATAGAGGTAAATCAAAACCTAATTATTCAAGACCTCAATCTTTTTGCCATATGAATTACGCTGATACGTTCTCTGTCTATTACAGATAATTACCAGTTATTAGTTGACTTGGTTACTTTGTGTCCGAGTATCTTGCCTTTGTTGACACCCTCTTTCACGGTATAACCTGACGTTCCGTTTCCATTTATATCAACTTCACTCCGATTGAACATCATTGCTTTTGCTCTGTCAAGTATGTTCTTCTCTTTGTTTCTTGCCTTAAATAAATGGGTGAATCTTTTTGTCATACACCCTCCTTTTTAAAGTTAGGTGCGTTCCTTCGGCGAATGCCTACTTCCGACCTTTACGGTTGAACGATATTAATTATTTATACTACCACTTACCTATCGGACACTTTGATTTTTTCAATTTACATTTTACTTTCATAAAACACCAACACTCTTTACAGATAAAAGTAGTCTTGTTGAATCTATCACATTTAGCACAAATGTTAAATCTTGCTTGTGCTTCTTTCTGTTCTAAAAAAGGATTTAATGTATTAACTTTCATCTTCCTGACTTATAAACAAATCATAGTCAGGTTGTTCCGGATGAGTATTAGAATATTCTAAAGCATAATCAGGATAACTTGGTATTGAAACTTCTAAAGTTTTTTCATTTCTAATACCTTGTTCATCAACCCAAATATTTAAATTGTATGTTGAACCAGCTTCTGTATCAATATGGTCAACTTCCATAAATTCTGATTCTGTTCTTATATAAGAACCTCTTGGCGAGGACGGTCTAGTTATGTTTGCAACTTCAACACCATCTTTTGTAATTGTACAACCAAAAGTTAGTTTATCAAATACAATACTATTTGCTGTACCATTTTTAAAACCCCAATGAATATATAAATCATCAAAGTTTAAATCGCACTCTTCATCACGAAAAGTACCGTGTTCTAAATCAGATACTTCCCACTCTCTTGATGTTGTGTCAAATTTTACTTTTAATACTGCCATATTTTTCCTTACGGTGCAATCATATAAAATATAACTACTTTACCACCTGTTCCATTTGCGTTACCATAACCACCATCTTTTAGTGTATGTAGTACAGCGTCATCATCTTGACCTGAACTTGTACTATTATTTGTTTTAAATTGTTCAGCGTCTGACGGATAACCTTTACCGCCTCCGCCTCCACCTTTTCCAGAGCAATCACCACCTCCGTTAGACGCTTGATTTCCGCCGGCAAAACCGCCGCCTCCACCACCGCCTCCGGAACGGTCTCCACCAGGATTACTTCCTGCTCCACCATTATAATTTCCATCTCCTCTTCCTCCGGCTGCGCCGCCTGAAGAACTTGCATTACCACCATTTTCACCGTTTCCGCCACCCGAACCTCCTCGGCCGGCACCTCCACAACCTTCTCGTCCTCCTCCGCCGCCTCCACCTCCGGCAGCAACAAGAATATTTGATGTATCTGTATTACCTGAATCGTCAACTACGAAAGAACCTCCTCCGCCTCCGCCTCCTCCGGCAGAGCATCCACCAGGACCCGAAGACCAAGCACGGCCACCTGAACCTATAAATCCAGAACCGCCTCCACCTCCGGCGCCACACGACCCACAACAGCCGTGACCATTTCCTCCTCCACCACCTACTGATACTCTTAATGATGAATAAGGTCTAATATTAATATCCATTTTTCTAACGTAGCCGCCACCGCCTCCGTTATTACCAGATTGACCACCTCTTCCACCTCCAGCACCAATACAAATAATACTTAATTTGCCTTCGGATCCTGGATTAGAAATTGTTAAAGTTTGTTCGCTACCTGTGTATGTAAATGAATGTGCTTTCCAAGTTGAGTTGTATTCAAAAGTTGATTCTGTTCCACCAGAGGCCTGAATTGGTGCGAAACCTCCTCTAGCTGCTAATAAATTATAATGAGTCATTATGCAAGTCCTGAACCACTAGCGTAAGCTTCAGTAGCAGATGTAAAAAATACGGTAACTAAACCATAGTTGTTAATCACTCTGTCACCAGTAGTAGTTTGACCTGCATTTCTTAAAGTTAGTCCTGAACCTTGAATAAGGTTTATACCAGCGTTTGATGTGTTTGCGATTGTGATTGAATGACCAGCAGAAAATATATTAGCAGGCACGGTTACTTGAGCAATTGTATTAATATGTTTACCGTGGTCTGATAAAACTAAAGTATAGGCAGTTGTTTGTGTATTTCCTGGTACACTTCTAATTTCACCTTTATCGTCTGATAAAGAACCTGAAGCATTTGTTTGTGTTAATGTAGTACAAGTAATAGCACCTGAAACATTTAAAGGTTTTGAAAAAGCAATGTCAGTAGATGATGAACCAATAGTATTGCCATCAAAAGTTAAGTTATCTACATTTAATGCTGATAATGTTCCTAGTGAAGTTATATTTGGTTGTGCTGCTGTTTGTACAACACCTGTAATATTACCTGTAAAATCTGTTGCGTTTACGTTTGTTGCTGAAAGTGTATTAACAGAAACCGTATCTGAACCTAAATTTAATTTTGCAGCTCTTATTGTAGAATCTGCAATCTTATCATTGGTAACTGCACTATTAGCAATTGTGTTTGTTTGTACTGCACCTGGTGATTCTGTTAATACAATATTACCTGATTGATTAGGAATTGTTATTGTATTATCCTGTGTAGGATTTGTGGCAGTCATTGTAGTTTCGTAATCATCTGGTGTAGAACCTTCAAATACAAAACCATTTTGTAATTGTACTAATGCTGTATCTACGGTTACCGTGGAACCTTGTACATTTAAATTACCTCTGACCGTTAAATCTGTTGTTGCGAAATTATCTGTGCCTGTATCAATAGCATTACCTACCTCACCAAAAGATTTGCTACCAACGTGTATTGTACCACTAGCATAGATGTGTCGCCAATTATCTGTTGATGTTCCTAAATCTACAGCCGCACTTGTTGGTTTTATATGTGAATCAAAACCTACTGCTGAATGACTTTGAAAATGTGTACCAAAATCTGTTGTGCTTAATTTATCCGTATCAACTGAAGTAAAGACACTCTGTATCTTTTGTGTCTCTACGTTGACCGCTTTTCTTAATCTTGGTCCGAAAAACGTTTTAATTGTTTGTGGTGTGTAAGTCGTCATATTACTATTTATATAATAAATATCAGTATGACTTATGTGGTAAATGAAAAATGTATTAAGTGTAAATTGATGGATTGTGTTGAGGTATGTCCTGTTGATTGTTTTTATGAGGGTGAGAATATGTTAGTTATTAATCCTGATGAATGTATAGATTGTGGTGTCTGTCAACCAGAATGTCCGATAGACGCAATAGTACCCGAAGAAGAATCAAGTGGTCTTATGAAAAAAGTAAATGATGAGTATTCAAGAATATGGCCGAATATTACAGAGAATAAAGAGTCGCCCTATGGTGATAAACTAAAAGATGAAAAAGATAAGTATGAGAAATACTTTAAAGAGAATCTAAATGGCAAATGATGTACCACAGCCACACGAACTTGTCGCCTTTGGATTATTAAATTTAAACATAGATTCAAAATCATCATAACTATAATCTAATTCTAAAC